TTAACATCAATAAAAACAAATACTTAGCTTAAAGGGGGCGCGCATGGGCCACTGGGGGTGGGTATATATCTGTATGCAATCCCCATGTATTTTTTGTATTTTTTACCCTTTTTATAAATTTTTTATTATTTATCAATGCCTTATGGTATATAGAGTAATTATATTACGCTTATGGGGGTTATTTGGGTAATTATATTACAATATGGGCTAATATTAATAGGGTATATATATTAAACCCCCCGGAGTAATGTAATTACTATTATACACCTCATTTCAGATTTGTCAAGTATAAAATGAACTAATTTTAACTTTTATCTTGACAACTTCCTCACACGCACTATAATAGTTAATTAGCAGCTACTAGCCTGTCTACACTCTATCAACAATATAAAATATATTCCTCCTAGAGAGTGTTGAGACACGACTGTACTAGCTGCATTTTTCATAAAGTTAAAAAGAAATTTAACATGCCTTATACTCAAGGGCCTTATGCGGCGTTTACCATGCTTAATCATACTACTGATAACTTCTGTGCCTCTTGCACCTGTGATTCCAAAGGATGTCACTGTGCAGAAGCTACATCTACTTCTGAGCATGAGTCAGCCCCTTGTCCCCAATGTGACTGTGGAGACTGCTGCTGTAAGAAACAGTATAAAAGAACCACTGGTTTTGCAACGAGTGGCTGGGCGGAACCAACAGTGGAGATGGAATAATGGCTAATACATTTTTAGACAGCTTTAATAAAGCAAACGACAAGCTTTCTGCAAAAGATTTTAAATCTAAAAAGGATTCCTATACGGCTAAGAAAAGTCTTCTTCTTAATGAAATTACAAAATTAAACAAAATTATTAAAAAAGATGGTAATCTAGTTAATCCGCCTTCAGGTGATACTAAAGCTGTTCTGAGAGCTAAAGATAGTTTGCTAGACGAATTAAATTTCGTTGAAGATGCACTGGGTTTACCCGAAGCAAAAACTCCTTTATCACAGGAGGGAGAGATGCAAAAAATGCAAAAGAAAGCCCGTGGCGGTAAAATCTATGCCATGAACCGCAACATGGGTGGACCTATCCGCAAACCCCGGATGAAGTAATGAAGGAATAACCGGATGGCTAATAAAAGAATGTCTATAGCTGAATATAACAGGCAAAGAGCAAACAAACCTGAACAACCCAAGCCTAGCGCAGGAATAAAAAAATTTAGAAAAGACTTAGCAGCGGAAAGAAAGTTTCAATCTGAAATGGGGCAGATTCGCAACACAGTGGGTCTACAGCCGGGGGCGGGTGCTACGGAATACAAAGGGCCAAAAAGAGAAAGCCCCCGTGAGAGAAGGCAGCGTGAGATGAAACAGTATTCAGTGTCTCGCACCAAAACCGCTCCCGCCAAAAAACCCGAAGCAGTAGAATAAAGTGCCAGCCAAAGAACAACTCCAGCAAATCTCCAAAGAGCTAAACAAAGCCTCCCAGATGCACAAGCGGCAATCTGAAAAGGTGGCAGCGATTAGCCGTAAGGAGTATGCAAAGGGCGGTGGAGTTCGTAAACCGGATGTAATGCCCAAAGGCAAAGGAATGAAGCGACCTACCAAAGAGGGCGCTGGAATGACTGAGAAGGGCATTAAGGCTTATCGTGCGGCTAACCCCGGCTCTAAGCTAAAGGGTGCGGTTACTGGCGATGTTAAAAAGGGAAGTAAAGCAGCGAAGAGGCGTAAGTCTTATTGTGCGCGTTCTGCGGGACAAATGAAGAAGTTTCCAGAAGCGGCTAAAGACCCTAACTCCCGGCTGCGTCAGGCTAGAAAAAGATGGAAGTGCTAGCCTAACCCCCCCTTAGTAGAGTAGTAGAGTATAATGCCTTATTTAGCGTCTAACATCCCGCATTTTAAATGCTGGGTGCGTAAAGAGTTTACACATAACCATGTAGAATACGAAGGTGAGTACCTACATGCGTTAGCCATAGCCGTAAATACAATACCGGATAGATGTCTTAGCTTTAACGTAGTGTTTACTGGCTGTGAAGAAGAAGAAGAAGAAGAAAACATTCACGGCGGGGCTATGTGGGCCAGAATGCCCATCACAGCATTAATCGGTGATACTATTCTTGAAGAGTGGCCTCAGAAGATGCCCACTCACTTTGCCCAACCTTGGGATTGCTCCTCCAGAAACCATGCAGTCTTTAGTATGGACCGGGTATCCTCTAGCCCTTGGATGTGTAAGATAGGTGGAGAGTTTTATACAGGTCGGTACATGTTCACTGTGGACTATACCGACAGTCACATTTCAGACGATCCAGCACAACACAAACAATCACATGTGCTGGAACTAATAGACGCAGGAGAGTTTACAGGTAACATAGTTGCTCTCCCTAATAACAGGGTACGGGTCACTAACCCTGCTTTGTGGGTTACAGGAGAAGGTCCACCGGACTTTGTGCCTAGTCAACATACACACAGCGCAGAGATTAATGATAGCTACATGGACCCTAGTGTTACATTTGATAATTTATACGCAAAGGATTAGAACCAATGGCTGGTAAGAAAAAAACTAAATACATGGCTAAAGGTGGCAAGACTACCAAGTACATGGCTAAAGGTGGCGCAGCAAAGAAAACTACCAAGGGCATGGCTAAAGGTGGTAAAACCACAAAGGGCATGGCCCGTGGCGGAATGAGCGGAATGAGTGGCATGAATGCCCGTGATACGGACATGATGGCGCGGGGCATGAGGATGATGGCAAAGGGCGGTCCTGTGACTGCAGCGCAGAGGAAAAGTTTGCCTCCCAAGCTTGTAAAAATTCTTGAAGAAAAAAGCGGCAATAAGAAGGCCTGACGCAATGGCAGCAAAAAAAGCAAAGGCAAAGAAGAAGAGTAGCAAGTCTCCTACTCCCTCTAACCCTGCCCTGTACTCAAGAGTAAAGTCTGCAGCTAAGAAGAAGTTTGACGTTTACCCTTCTGCGTATGCTAACGCTTGGTTAGTCCGCGAATACAAGAAGCGTGGTGGCGGTTACAAATGAGCCTCAAGGAATGGTTTGGCAAAGGCCCTAAAGGAGATTGGGTAGACATTGGAGCGCCGAAGAAGGGTGGAAAATTTCAAGCCTGTGGCCGCTCTTCTACCTCAGACTCCAAGAGGGGCTACCCTAAGTGTGTGCCAAGGGCTAAAGCTAAATCCATGACCTCGGAACAGAAGAAGAGTGCAGTCTCCCGTAAGAGAGCAAAGCCTCAAGGAGTAGGCGGCAAGCCCACAAATGTTGCAACGATAGCAAAAGGAAAAAAGATGTACGGTAAAGACAAGAAAAAGATGGCCTACGGGGGCATGACATCCCAGAACTCCATGCAGCAGAATCCTCAGAAAAGTCTCATGGACATGAATAGGTCTGATAACATGGTAGCTCCCTCTATGGCTACAGGTAGCAAAGTGGCAAAGATGTATTCTCGCGGTGGTGGAGTTCGTAAAGTTAACTACTAATGGTAAATAATTTACTAGCCCAGCCTAAGAAGAAGAAACGAGAGCTAACCGATATGCAGTCTGCATACTTGGATGCTCTTATGGACAACGGTGGCAATAATGCTGCCGCTTTGCGTGTGGCTGGTTACTGTGAGACTACTGGCAAGGCAGTTATGAACTCTCTTGCAGATGAGATTATTGAACGGGCTAAGAACATGCTAGCCGCTAACTCTGTAAAAGCAGCGGCAGGTCTTGTAAATGCTCTGGATGATGACGGGACTACTCCTCGCGCTGAACTTAAGATAAAGGCTGCGGAGTCCATTCTAAACAGAGTAGGCGTAGGTAAACATGATGTTGTTGAGCATAATGTAACTGCGATTCATGGTGTAGTCCTTCTTCCTTCCAAAGCGGGTCAGGAAGAGCCTATCATCATCAACAATGACTAAGATACGTGTAGGGGTTTATCTTTCTAGAATTAAAATGCCGGGTAGTGTCCTCTGCTACAGACGCGGTATAGGTACTTATTACAAACGGATTGAAATTTATGGCGGATAATAGACCTACAAAAAAACAATTAGCCGAGTTTGCCCTGCAGTCCGCAGCGGCCATTGCTAAATCTCCTCAAGGTAAGCAGCTTTTAGATGAGACTTTGTTTAGTTTTCGTCCTGAAGACCTTGCTATGTCTTCAAGCCGGGGCCGTAAAGAAATTAAGGTTAAGGATGCTGCAGCTACTGCAGCAGTAGCAGCTAAAGCTTACGACCTGTATGCTAAGGGTAAGGACAGTGAAGTTACTTCCGAGATGGCTAATGCTCTTGTAAAGTATGTTGACCTTCTTCCTTCAGGAGTAAAGGCTAGGGCTATGGGTAGCTTTAGCACCCCCGGAGGAAGTGTATCAGCCCCCGTTGGAAGAGGTAGGGCAGGTTTTAAAATGCCTAACTTTAAAAATCCAGAAACTGCCAGTGCTTTTTATGAAGACCCTGATACGAGAGTTGATGTGAACTCTAGAAGTATCTCAGCCCAGCGCAACTTGGGTAAGGCAGGGCCTTTTGATATGTCCGCTTCAGGTAGAGTTGACAGGTCAGGTAATGCCTACGCAGGAGTACGTGGTAGTGCAAAGTTTGCAAAGGGTGGTCACGTTAAAAAATACACCAATGCTTCAAGGAAACCTCGACTAAAATAATGACAGATAAGGCCAATGTCAAAGAAGAGCCTGTAAAACGCTCTAGAGGTCGTCCAAGGCTAGCAGAGGGTGAGAAGGGTAGCTACAACCTATCCGCCCGTGAGAAGGCTAGGAGAGCCTCTCAGGCTGCTATACGCAAGGCTGAAAAGGCAAAGAAGAACGCCCAGAGGAAAGCGGTAAACGCTAAGAATAAAAAGAATAATATAAAGAAGGTAGAAAAGGCCCTGTTTAGTGATAAAGGGTCTAAAGTAATTGAAGATAACGTACTTGATAGCGTACCAAAAAAAGTAAGGGAGCTAGTTGAGGATGAAGCGGACATTATCTTCAAGCCCAATTCAGGGCCACAGACTGACTTTTTGGCAAGCCCTGAAAGGGATGTCTTTTATGGCGGTGCTGCTGGCGGGGGCAAGTCTTATGCTCTTCTTGCTGATTTGCTCCGTTACTGTGATAGGCCCAATCATCGCGCTCTTATTATTAGGCGCACACTTGACGAGCTTACCGAACTTGTTGACAAGAGTAAGCAGCTATATCCAAAAGCTTTTCCGGGTGCAACTTTCAGAGAATCCAAAGCTATGTGGCAGTTCCCTTCTGGGGCTACGGCATGGTTCTCCTACCTCGACAAGGACAAAGACGTAACGCGCTACCAAGGACAAGCTTTTACTTGGATTGGTATTGATGAGATCACGCACTACCCAACACCTTACGTGTGGGAGTACTTGCGTTCCAGACTTCGTACAACTGACCCTGAGATCAATGCGTATATGCGCTGCACAGGAAACCCCGGAGGGGTAGGCGGTTGGTGGGTCAAGAAGATGTATATCGACCCCGCACCGGCTAATGCGCCCTTTGCAGCAACTGATGTGGATACAGGCAACGCTCTTTTGTGGCCTGATACAGCAACGAACGGCAAGGCAGGTCAACCGCTCTTTCTTCGCAAGTTTATTCCAGCGCGGCTGACTGATAACCCCTACCTCGCAGAAACTGGTGAATATGAAGCCATGTTGAGGTCGCTCCCAGAAGTTGAAAGAAGACGGCTTTTAGAAGGGGATTGGGATGTCGCAGAGGGAGCGGCGTTCCCAGAGTTTTCACGTAATGTTCATGTTGTAGATGCATCTCAGGTGCAACTACCTACTAACTGGCTACGTGTTAGGGCAGCAGACTACGGTTATGCAGCCCCCTCTTGTGTATTGTGGGGTGCTGTTGATTGGGATGATACCCTTTGGATATACCGTGAATTTTATGGCAGTGGTCAAACTGCTGAGACGCTAGCCCATACTATTACCTCATTAGAGGGAAACGATCCCGGCATGTATTACTCAGTGCTGGATGCTTCCTGTTGGAATAGGACAGGAACCGGCCCATCAATTGCAGAAACTCTTATACGATGTGGGGCAAGGTTCACACCTTCTGACAGGAACAGATTAGCTGGTAAGATGGAAATGCACCGCAGGTTACAGATAGACCCTGTTTCAAACCAGCCTAGAATAAAAATACTATCTACCTGTACGCATCTTATCAGGACTCTATCAGGTCTTCCTCTATCTAAGACTAATCCTGAAGATGTAGATACAAAAGCGGATGATCATGCCTATGATGCTCTGCGGTACATGTGCATGACTCGCGCACGGGGTCATCTAACAATTAACAATATGATGAACAAGATGAAAACTGCAAAGCCTAAGCCTTTTGATTCTACCTTTGGTTATTAATCATGGTTGATAGTGCAGGAAGAAACACTTTTGGTGAAGCTAAAGCGGGTGTAGAGCCGGGTACTCAGCTTCGTAGTAATACTACAGGCTTACCAGAAGCAAGGTTAAAGCAGTTAGGCGTAACAAAGCCAGTAACAATTACATCAGAAGGTGCCGGTCTTATACTGCGCCTGATGAAGGATACGGGTAAGGGCGCCCAAGGTGCTTTTGTTGAGCTTCAACAGCGTATTAAAGCCTCTCAAATCAGTGCTACTGATGATGTTGCTAGGAGAGATGTAGACTCGTTAGTTCGTAGATATTTTCCTGATGGGATAGAGGGCATAGAGAAGGGTTTAAACGAAGCAAAGGTTTATGAACAGGCTCTGTACGATGCAGGTTTCCTAGAGGATGCTGATCCCGGTTTTAAAGCTTTGGACGTTGAATTTGAAAAGCTTCCTAAGTCTGCAAGAAATAAAAGGTCTAGCCAAGGAAAAAAGATACTTGGCATAAAAGAGAGTGGTGGTTTACCAACAGTCGTAGGTAGAGACAGAGATGGTAATTTAGTACTTGACAAAGAGCGGGTTAGGCCGTATACTTATAGACTAAGCCCTACAGCATTAGACACATTAGAAACTGTTAAACTTCCTTCCTTTGTTTCTCAGCCTCTAACAAAAGAGTTAGAAG